GAAATGGATTGATTACTAATTGGGAAGGCAAGCGTGTTTGGCTTAATCCTCCTTATGGGCGAACCATTGGGCTATGGGTTGAAAAGGCTTACAAACATGCGGGGGGGGGGAACACAGTAATTCTATTGCTTCCTGCCCGTACAGATACTAAGTGGTTTCATAATTATTGTATTGAGAATGAGATTGAATTTTTGAAAGGCAGATTAAAGTTTGGTAATGCTACCAACTCAGCACCATTTCCTTCCATGATTGTAAAGATGCTCAACTTGCAGGAAACTTTTTGAAACATTAACATCAACACATTATGGTAGAAATTACGCAAGAGTTAGTAGAAAAAGAAGCAACCATAATTGAGTTGCGCCATGAAGGTTATGTGTGGCGTGAGATAGCAACTATGGTGGACATGAGCATTGCAGGAGTCGTTAAGGCTTACAAGCGAGCGCTGATGCGTCACCCTGTTGCGGCTATTGAGGAACACCGTGAACTGGAACTGGATCGCTTAGATAGTTTACAGCGCACCTACTGGCAACCTGCGGTGGCTGGCAATCTCAGAGCGGCAGATTTTGTGTTACGCGTAATTGATAAACGCGCAAAGTTATTAGGACTAGACGCGCCAATAAAGGTTCAAGCAGAGGTGGTTACTTATGACGGATCAGACCTGGACGCAGAAGTTGAGCGAGTCGCAAGACTCATTGAGGCAGGAACAATCTCAGCCGCTATTGACATTCCAACCATCACTGAACTCACGGATCAAGGCAAGCCGTTGGGTGTGGAAGAACAAACTGGCTCGGAAGGAACAACTACCGCCTGAAGGTGATTGGAACATTTGGCTTGCAATGGCAGGCCGTGGATTTGGCAAAACAAGATTAGGCGCAGAAGAAATAGCCTGGCAAGCAATCATTCAACCCGCTACGCGTTGGGCTGTTGTTGCTCCTACTTTCTCTGATGCTAGAGATACATGCGCTGAAGGTGAGTCAGGCATTGTTGCCATACTTCAGCGGTATCACATGATGGAGAACTACAACCGCTCCATTGGTGAGATCCTGCTCAAGAACGGTAGCCGCATCAAACTATTTTCCGCAGATAACCCTGAGCGTTTCCGTGGCCCACAGCATCATGGCGCTTGGTGTGATGAATTAGGTGCATGGCGTTATCAGGACGCATGGGATCAGTTGCAGTTTGGTTTGCGCCTGGGTAAAAAGCCACGGGTTATTGTTACCACCACACCGCGCTCTACAGCCCTGTTACGCATGCTTGCAGGCCGTACAGATGGTTCTGTAGTCATTACCAGGGGAAGCACATTTGATAACGCGGCAAATCTAGCCCCTAGCGCATTGATGGAGTTACAAGCCCGTTACAACGGTACAAGACTTGGTAGGCAAGAACTCTATGGAGAAATCCTTGATGATGTTGAAGGCGCATTGTGGACTAGAGGTTTGATTGACCGTAGCCGCATTGAAAAAGCCCCACCAATGGCAAGGATTGTTGTAAGCGTTGATCCTGCGGTAACAAATAGCGAGCGCTCAGATGAAACAGGAATTATTGTGTGTGGATCTACCTCAGATGGACAAGGTTATGTCCTGGGAGATTACTCATTTAGAGGTTCACCGTTGCAATGGGCAAATAAAACCGTAGAACTATTTGATGCTTACAAAGCAGATGCAGTGTTGGTTGAAGTAAACCAGGGCGGTGACATGGTGGGTGCAGTGCTAAAACAAGTGCGCCCAACATTACCGATTAGAGAAATCAGAGCGCATGTTGGTAAGAAGTTGCGAGCAGAGCCAGTAGCGGCAATGTATGAGCAGGGCCGTATTCACCACATTGGGGAATTTCCTGAACTAGAAGATCAGATGTGTACTTGGACTACAGATGAAGCGAACTCACCTGACCGCATTGATGCAATGGTTCAGGGTTTTAGCGATCTATTAGGAAAAGTTACGGTTAGTAATTACTTTAATGCAATTGCTAATCATTGCCCTAAGTGTGGGTTGCCTATGCCTAAATCATTTACACATTGTTCAGCATGCAATACCGCTATGATTGCCCCAAAGTCTGAGGTGGCACAAGGAGCATAATGGCTGACAATTACAACACAATAATTGATCAAGGCTCTGACTGGTATCGCAACTTTCTCTACACACAGCCTGCAACTATTACAAATGCAGTTGGAAATGGCACAACGGTTACATTCACCGCAGATAACGGATTTAGTGCAGGACAAACAGTTTACATTGAAGGCATTTTGCCTAGCCAATACAACTTAGGCAATGTAACGATTGCTTCACGCACAACAACGCAGTTCACAGTTACTAATTCTGCAACTGGCTTGTACTTACAAGGCGGTACAGCGTTAAGCGCAGTTGATCTGACTAACTACACAGCCCGTATGCAATTGCGCTCGCTACCTAATGATCCAATTGCAGTTTTAACGCTTGATACAACAACAGGCATTACAATTGATGGCCCTAGTGGAACTATTGCAGTACATGCAACAGCGGCACAAACAGGCGCAGTAATTGCTGGCCCGTATTACTATGACCTAGAGATAACATCATCTACCAATGTGAGAACACGCATTGTTCAAGGTGAGATCAATGTAAATGCAGAGGTGACAAGATGACATACAACCCAAACAGTTTTCTCAACAATCCAAATCCTGCGGGAACTCCTAATGTCATTGTTGTAACACCTGGCCCTGTTGGACAACAAGGTGTGCAAGGTGTGCAAGGTATTTCAGGTTCTTTTTCTGCACAAGGCGTTCAAGGTACACAAGGTTTACAAGGCGGCGGCTTTGATCAAGCACAAGGCACACAAGGTTTAATTGGCGCACAAGGTTTAGACGGTATTCAAGGTTTTGATGGAGCGCAAGGTACAACTGGTACTCAAGGCATTACTGGTTCACAAGGCATTGAAGGAATACAAGGCGCAACTGGTACACAAGGTTTTGATGGTGTGCAAGGCAGTGAAGGCTTACAAGGTGTACAAGGTCTTGAGGGTATTCAAGGCATGGAAGGCGTACAGGGAACAACTGGCGCACAAGGAATTGAGGGTGCGCAAGGTGTAGAAGGCGCACAAGGTTTAATTGGTATTCAAGGTTTAGATGGTGTGCAAGGTTTTGATGGCACACAAGGAATTCAAGGTTTAGATGGTTTGCAAGGCGCACAAGGCACTGATGGAATTCAGGGTTTTGATGGTGTACAAGGTTTTAGCGGAGCGCAGGGAACTGACGGCGTACAAGGATTGCAGGGCTTTGACGGCGCTCAAGGATTAGATGGCGTACAAGGAGCAAACGGTGCGCAAGGTACAGATGGTGCGCAGGGATTAACTGGTTCTCAAGGAATTGATGGATCTCAAGGGCTTGAAGGTGCGCAAGGGCTTGTTGGCGCGCAAGGCATTGATGGCGCACAAGGTATAGAAGGTGCGCAGGGGCTTGAAGGTGCGCAGGGGCTTATTGGAATTCAAGGAACTGATGGAGCGCAAGGATTTACTGGCGCGCAAGGTTTAGATGGAACTCAAGGTACTGATGGCGCTCAGGGCATTGAAGGCATGCAAGGAATTCAGGGAATTGATGGCTTGCAAGGGCTTGAAGGCGCACAAGGAACTAACGGTATTCAAGGACATGATGGTTCTCAAGGACTTAGCGGTATTCAGGGAACAACTGGCGCTCAAGGTTTAATTGGCGCGCAGGGTACTGAAGGTGTGCAAGGTACTGAAGGTTTACAGGGATTAGAAGGCGCTCAAGGAACACAGGGAATTCAAAGTGCTATTGGCGCGCAAGGAACTACAGGTTTGCAAGGCGTTGAGGGTGCGCAAGGTGTAACTGGTATTCAAGGCACAACTGGATCACAGGGAATTGAGGGTATTCAGGGTGCAGAAGGAGCGCAAGGAACACAAGGCGTTCAAGGTGAAATTGGTAGCCAGGGTGTTCAAGGCTTAGATGGTACACAAGGCGTACAAGGTATTACTGGTGCAAGCGGTACATCATCTTCTATTTTTGATTATCTAGCAAGAACCAACTCACAAACACCACCACCTAATGCTGGTGACATTAAATGGAATAACGCGGTACAAATTCTTGCTACAAACATTTATGTATCTCATTTAACAGATGCAAATGTGGACATTGATGTTTTGTTAGCAAACATTAAAAACGGTGACATTTTCTTTGTTCAAGATAGAAATAACTCTACTAACTACCAAGAATGGGAAGTAAACGGCACACCAACAACTGTTGCTAATAGTTATTGGACTTTCCCTGCAACACTTTTGTCATCAGGTGGAACAGGTACAACAGGATTTGCAAATGGCCACCCAATTTCTCTTATTACGCAGAGCGTTGGCGTTCAAGGAACTACAGGTGCGCAGGGAACTGTTGGCGCGCAAGGAACAACAGGTTTGCAAGGCTTTCAGGGAACTGAAGGTTTACAGGGTACAACTGGAACTCAAGGATTAGTTGGCGCTCAAGGTCAGACTGGAACACAGGGCATTGAAGGCTTGCAAGGGCTTGAAGGTTCTCAAGGCTTTACTGGAATTCAAGGTGAAACAGGTTCTCAAGGATTAAACGGAATTCAGGGAATACGCGGAACTCAAGGCTTAGAGGGCTTACAAGGTTTTGAAGGAACTCAGGGAACTGACGGAACTCAAGGAACTGTTGGTGCGCAAGGAACTCAGGGATTACAGGGCCATGATGGAACTCAAGGTATTGAGGGAATTCAAGGCGTTAGAGGAACTCAAGGTTTAACTGGATCTCAAGGCACTCAAGGCGTTGAGGGAATTCAAGGTAACAACGGAACGCAAGGAACTCAAGGCGTTATTGGTATTCAAGGTGAAACTGGCGCTCAAGGAACAACTGGTACACAAGGTGTAATTGGCGCTCAAGGTACTCAGGGCGTTCAAGGCGATCAAGGTATTCAGGGAATTACAGGTACTCAGGGAGCAACTGGCGCGCAGGGCTTTAGAGGTATTCAAGGTCTTGATGGAATTCAAGGAACAATTGGAACTCAAGGTACTCAAGGTGTTCAAGGATTAACTGGCGCACAAGGTACTGATGGATTGAATGGTTCTCAAGGCACAACAGGTTCACAAGGAACTAGCGGAACTAACGGAACTAATGGCGCACAAGGTACTCAGGGATTAACTGGATCTCAGGGAACTAGCGGAACTAATGGCGCTCAAGGAACAACTGGTACACAGGGCGTTCAAGGTTTAACAGGTTCTCAAGGTGCAACTGGTACGACTGGCGCGCAAGGAACACAGGGATTAACAGGTGTTCAGGGTGTAACAGGAACTCAAGGTTTCACAGGTTCACAGGGAACTATTGGAACGCAAGGAATTCAAGGTACAACTGGTAATCAGGGAACTACTGGAACAGGCGTTCAAGGAATTCAAGGAACGACAGGTATTCAAGGCGCTGTTGGAACTCAAGGAACGACTGGATCTCAGGGAACTATTGGCTCTCAAGGTCTGACTGGTATTCAAGGTACAACTGGTTTGCAAGGTTTAACTGGAACTCAAGGAACATTGGGTACACAGGGAACTACTGGAAGCCTTCCGACAGTTACATTTAACGCGCAATCAACTGCATACACACTTGTTGCAGGAGATGTAAACAAGTGGGTAACGCAAAGCGGTACTGCAAACATCACTGTTCCTGCGGGAGTATTTAGCACTGGCCAGGTTATTTATGTACAGCGTATTGGTGCAGGTGCGGTTTCTATCGCGGCAAGCGGTGTGACATTTACATCAAATGGATCTGCAAGCCCAGTGTTACGCGCTCAATACAGTTCTGCATCAATTCTTTGTACAAGTTCTAACAACTTTACAATTGTTGGAGACATTTCCTAACGAACCCACAACATACCTACATCTGCGGTAGGGCGTAGGTTGGCTACTTTCCAACCGCCGTCAATCCACGCATCAGATGTAAGTTGATGCCAACCTAATAATTGATTAACATTATTAGATTGCATGTTGCCCCATTCTTGAGGTTCTTCTAAATGGTTCACAATGTATTGCGCGGCCATTTCTCTGTAGCCCAGGGTAAATAAATAATCTAATTGATCTTCATGTTGAGCAATGGTTTCAAATGTCCATTCAAAGCAAAGTGTTCCCCCGTAATGGCGGCTCATGCCTTTCATCACTTGCCATTCAGCACCTTCAACATCAATCTTGATTAAATCAGGATTGCCATACTTATCTGCAAGCGCATCAAGAGTAATTGTATTTACTTCTACTTCACGGTGAGGCTTTCCTGCGTATGGCATGTTATCTGCCGTTAGCCATTCTTTATTAAGCGTACTTAATCCATCTTCATCTGCTTCATAGAATTTTAAGCGCTCGCCATCTTTATCGCTCACAGCCATTCTAAGAGGCACAACATCAGGGTTGTAAATAAAGTTCTTAATCAACTGCCCATAAACCCGCGGTGCGGCTTCTAGGGCTATTACGCGGTATCCCTGTTGTAGTCCTGCAATGACTGCATCACCGCGATTAGCGCCCACATCAAATAGAAGCATTGGCAAGCCTTTCTAAATTGTTTTTAACTGCTCTTGCATACCCTGGATCTATGTTCATGCCATCTAACTTACGCAATAGTTCAAGACTTTCATCTTTACGACCTATCCACCAGGCGCTTACTGCTTTTTCAAACAAGAATACATACTGGCCTTCATAACCAACATGAACAGGAAGCGGTGAATTAAGTTGATTGTGCAACCCTATACAAGCCCAGGTGTAACACTCTTGCCATTGCCCTAAGCGCTCATGAAACTGAGATAACAAAAAGTAACCTTCAGGACGGTATGGCAGATAAGCCACGGCCTGCAATAAACAGTTACTCACAGTTGCCTGACGGTCATTTTGATCATCAAAACAATGTGCGGCTTTAAGAAGTGAGGCATAAACCAGGCTAGGGTGAGTTTCATGGCCGTATTCAGCGGTGCGCAAATAGAAAGATACGGCTGAAGCGGTTTGATTTTGCTTCTCATACTCCACCGCTACATCAAAATTAAGCGCTGGATTAAACGGATCTTTAGATAGTTCTACAACTAATTGCTCAATTCTCATACGCCAGTGCCTCCATAATCAAATCTTCCACTACTGCGCCAGGTACTTGCAAGACAAAAGCGGCATTATCTTGAAAACCAAAAGACACCAAAAGGTTACCTTTGTAAACCGCGGCTCCTACACAGAACTCAACGCGAGCATCTAAAAATGAGAATTCCTTACTTAGCCCCACAACATTTAGTTCTTGATCCCAAACAACTAAGCGGTGACGGTAAATTGCATCTTTTTGCTTCAGGTAATTCTTAAATAGATCTACCTCATGGGTAATTGAAATGTACATACTGCCCCACCGTATGACCTGGCTAGATCCACGCTGATCTTTAGGTGCTGGCGCTGTTGGCTTATGGAATACCTGTTCACATTCACCGCTGATTGGGTTTGCATAAACTAATTCTGTTGGCATTGTCCATTTAATAAAGTGATAAGGCTTATCTAAAACAGGTATCCAATTCTTCTCACAGTACGAGTTGTTAGGAAAGGGTGCATTGATGCGCACACGCCTGACTTCTTTGACCGCCCAGTTATCCCAATCAATCTCAATACGGCTGTACTCCATGCGGCCTACGCCATTGGTGGTTGTGTCTCTACGCACTCCCACTAGGTAGTAATCATCTAACCACTGCACAACGCGGCAATCTTCTTCCCCAACAAACTCCCAAATAGGTTCAACATCTAATTCAGATGTATCTACTTTGGCGTGGTGAGTCATCTCAAGGTCATCATTGAGGCGGCATAGGTAATTAACCGTGACTAAGCGGCGATCCTTTTCAGGGTGCAAGTAAGACAGTGGCCCAAAGCGGCTAGGAAACTTCTGCTCATTTTCTGCGTGGTACAGCGTGTAATTAACATGGCGTAAGTTCACAAGAATGTTGTTTTTATCATCAATAAAAATTGATGGGTTCATTAGCCCTGTGCCGCTAGTCAATCCGTGGGGGATTACCAGGGGCGCAAGTTTGCCACCGTGGTGAACTGCCTTCTCTACTAAGTTCATAATCCTTACAATACATGATGTTGCAAAAATCGCTATCATTGCAACACGCCTGATTTACAAGAGGCATAACAAGGGAGATACGCATGGGTCTGCGTGACCGTATCGCAAGAGCAATAGCAACAAGCAACATTGAAAAAGGCCCTAGATTGCCCGCGGGTTCTGTAACAATGTCAGAAAATGACATGCTTAATCAAGCAGGCGGCCTTGCTATGCAACAGACATACGGCAACAATGTTGCACTCCCACGCGCCCCATTTAGCGCGACAGTTCCATTTGGCCCAGGCAATCCGATTATTCCTGGTGCGATTAACCCAATCAATCCCGCAACTGGACGGCCTGAACCGCGCCGTTATGAATACCAGGTTGCACAGAACATCAACATTGTTCCAACACGGCTTGTACCGTTCCAAACATTGCGTGATGCAGGAGATAGCATTGACATTCTGCGCCGTTGCGTTGAGGTAATTAAATCTAAAATCAATGCACTTGAATTTGACATTGTTTTAGGTAGTGACGCATCAGAAAAAATTGCCGCTGAGTCAGGTGGCGATCATGTGCGCGCAATGGCTAAAGCCCGTGAGAAGTACACAGATGAAATTAACCGCTTGCGCACATTTTGGGAAAACCCTGATCCTGCAAACGGATACACATGGAATGACTGGATCAACATTGCTGTTGAGGACATTCTTGTAATTGATGCGTGGGCTATTTACCCACAACCAACAGTAGGTGGAGACTTATACGGTTTCCAAATTCTTGATGGTTCAACAATTAAGCCGCTGATTGATGACCGCGGTATGCGCCCTATGCCACCTAACGCGGCTTTCCAACAGATCCTTTACGGTTTCCCACGCTCTGAATTTTCTGCAACAGAAGAAGATCCAAAAGCAGATGGTGAATTTACTTCTGATCAATTGGCTTACATGGTTAAAAACCGTAGATCAACAACTGTTTACGGATTTAGCCCAGTAGAGCGAGCGCTTCCATTGGCAGACATTTACTTGCGCCGCCAACAGTGGATTAGAGCAGAGTACACAGATGGCGTATTGCCTGAACTTATGTTTACAACTGATGAAGATTGGGGAACTAACCCTGATCTTTTGCTTGCTTATGAGCGTATTCTTAATGATGATTTAGCAGGACAAACACAACAGCGTAAGCGCGCCCGCCTATTGCCAAAGGGCTTAGCCCCTGTAGTCAATGATGGTTATGGCGAGAAATTCAAAGACACACTTGATGATTATTTAATTACTTCTATCTGCGGACACTTTGGCGTACAACCATCTGAAATTGGTTTTTCTCCAAAGGGCGGCGGATTAGGCGGTAAAGGTTTCTCAGAAGGTGCGGCAGAAAACGCTGAAGCAATTGGCATTGGCCCGCTTGCTAACTGGATCTCAAAGCAGATTACAAACATCTCATACACATACTTAGGTATGCCGCGTGAACTTGAATTCAAAATGTTATTGTCTGAACGCAGAGACACAGAAGAAAATGCGCGCAAGAACCAAATTGAAGTTACATCTGCGGGTAAGTCAGTCAATGAGCGCCGTTCTGAATTAGGTTTGCCATTGCTTGATACACCACAGGCTGACATGCCAATTCTTGTAAGCGGTTCATCTGTTTACTTATTCTCACCTGATGGACTGATTGATGCTTCTACTGCTTCAACGGCTCCAACCCTTGAAGGCCCTGATGCAACTCCAACAGAGCCAACAACTCCTGACACACTTGAGGAAAAACCTGCCACTGAGGTTAAGCCTGAAGAAGAAGAAGTAACAGAGGTAAAGGCGTTTATGAAATGGGCGGCAAAGGGTAAGCGCGCAAGACTCTTTGAGTTCAAATCATTAGATCCAATTGTGGGAGATGCTCTTAACCGTTGTGCTTTTGATGGCGATTTAGAAACCGCTAGGGCGCTGGCAAAGGCTTATCTAACATGATCAAGGGCGCTCTTGAGGCAGATGGGCGCATGGCGGCAAAAAATGCTGTAAAGATTAGAGCGGCATTGCGAGATTTGGCAGATTACAAACAAGTCTTTAATGCTTATCAAGAAACGCACCCTATAAGTACAGATAATTTGGCAAGGGATCGCGCCCGCGCTCGCTCATGGGCAATTATGAATTTAACTAACTTGCGTACTGAGGCTCTTGCTTCTGTTCTATGGCGTACATGGGCTGAGGCTTATGTGTTGGGAACTGTAGCCGCAGATGAATGGTTAGAAAAAACAAAAAAATTACAGAAGGCTGACAAAAGTGGTTCTGTTGATTGGTCTAAATGGAAACCAGGAGATAGAGCCGCCGCTCTTATGTTACGCAGGCCAAAAGCGTTTCAACAGATCTTAGATAATACGGGCGTAACTATTAAAGGTTTAACCAAATCAAGCATCAATGACATTGGTAATGCTTTGGCTGATGCTGTTGAACTAGGTTTAGATGCAGAACATGCGGCATTACTTATTAAAAATCATGTGGCAAGTCCTTCAAGAGCGCTGACTATTGCCATTACTGAACAGAACCGCATCATCTCAACAGCCACAATTGAACGCTACAAAGAGGCTGAACTAACAAAAATGGAATGGGCCGTATCTGATCCATGTGACATTTGCGCAGAAAATGATGGGGCCGTGGTAGTTATAGGCGAAAGTTTCCCATCAGGAGATGATCAACCACCTGCCCACCCACATTGCCGTTGCGTTTTGCTACCTGTAATTCCTGGTATGGAAGATGACAGTATTACTGGCAACATGAACATCTTTGCTTAAAGAAACACGCAAAAGAGTAACTTGATACAGTATGCAGTAAGGTTTTGAAAGGACTGCTATGCCATACCACATTGGAGACAAAGGAACACATGGGTGTTCAGGTTTTCCCGTGGTAAAAGATAGTGATGGCGAAGTAATGGGTTGCCATAAAACAGAAGAAGCCGCAAAAAGACAATTAGCGGCTCTGTATGTCAATGAACCTGAAGCAAGTAAAGGCGCAGATAGTGGATTTGTACCACCGCAAGAAGTGCGCAATAACGCAAAACGCGGATTAGAACTTAGAGAAAAGCATGGCCGTGGCGGAACAGCCGTAGGTGTTGCTCGCGCCCGCGACTTGTCTAACGGAAAAGCATTATCATTAGACACATTAAAGAGAATGAACTCTTACTTTGCCCGACATGAAGTTGATAAAAAAGGTGAAGGTTGGGGCGTAGATAGTGCAGGTTACATTGCTTGGTTGCTTTGGGGCGGAGACGCTGGCAGAGCATGGGCTAAAAGAATTACCAGTGAACAGGAAAACAAGGAGAAATCAATGGCAAGCAATCTAACAACCACCTCATACTTTAGTATTGAGAAGGCTGACCGCAATCCTGACGGCACAATGACCGTTTACGGAAAGGCCACTGATGACTCCATTGACATTGATCAACAGATTTGTGATGGTGATTGGTTAAAGCGCGCCATGCCCGCCTGGTTCAAGTCAGGTGGAAACATTAGAGAACAACACAGCAACATTGCCGCTGGCGTTGCAAAAGAGTATGAGGCAAAGGCTGATGGACATTACATTGGCGTGTTGGTTGTAGATCCTGTTTCAGTGAAGAAGGTAGATGCTGGCGTACTCAAAGGTTTCTCAGTAGGTATTAAGAACCCACGCGTTGTAAGAGACGCAAAAGCGGCAAATGGCCGCATTGTTGATGGGCAGATTGTGGAAGTATCTTTAGTGGATCGCCCTGCCAATCCCAACTGCCAGTTAGTTTTGGCTAAGTCTGTTGATGGTGAGAAGGATTTGGTTCAGGTAGAAGAATGGATTGAGAAGAAGGACGGCGAAGAAGATACATCTCAAGTAATTAAACCGCGTAAGGGTGACCCTGCCGATAAAGAATTATACGCAGAGGTCATTAGAGCGGCTAAAGCAAAGTTTGATGTGTACCCATCTGCCTATGCAAACGCCTGGGTTGTTCGCGAATACAAAAAGCGCGGCGGCAAATACCAAGCAGAGAGCAAGAAAAAAGGTTTACAATCTGACGGTAATTTAATAAAGGAGAACCCAGTGGGAACAGAAACAATTGCCGTACCTGAGTTTATTTTGGGCGATCTTTTCAAGTTTGATAAAGGTGAGTATGAGCGCGCTCGCGAAGCGTTAGCAAATCTCATTTCTATTGAAGCACAAGAAATGAAAGAGGGCAGTGATGAAATCCGCTCAATTTCACACCTACTAGAAGCCGTTGCTCATCTCCATGCTTGGTATGAGGGCGAAGAAGCAGAAGGAGAAGTAATGGAAGAAACAGAAATTGAAATGGCGGCTAAAGAAGCAGATGTTTGCCCTGCATGCGACAAGATGGGTTGCAAATGCACAGCGGCAATGAAAGAAGCGGCTATGAAGAAAAAGATGAAGGAAGCGGAAGCAGAAGCAGAAGCAGACATGAAAGATGATGCCGCTAAATCTGCCGACATTGCTAAGTGCTTAGAATGTGGTTGCACACAACCAGGTTCCAATCATGGCATGACTACAACAAATGATTTTGCAAATGTATCAAAGCCTTCTCATGTAACAACAGCAACAATGATTTCATCAGGCGAAACCGCAGGTGTTCCATTCAATGCAATTGTTACTGACTCACAGGCAATTATTGCCGCGCAGTTAGGTACTAAATCAGTAGAAGGCGAAGAAGTACCTACTGAAGAAGCAACAGAAGAAGTTTCTACTGAGGAAAACTCAGAAGAAAAGTTAGAAGCCATAGTAGAAGAAGTGGTGGACAAAGCGACAAAGGCTCTCAAATCAGAGATTG